AAGGTGTTTGAACTTTCAATGTCATCGTTTATAGTGCTAAATCCTTTGTATGTTGGACTTTTTATGTAAACGTTATCTTTTTTAGAGCCGCCCTTTACAGTTATTTGTTTATACAATGATTTTTCTGTTGTACTCATTTATTACCCCTTCTTAAATGTATCGTCTATTGGAGGAAATTCAAATTCCGACTCTTCTTCTTCTGGACGTTCTTTTTCTGTTGATTGTGTTTCATCAGGAATAAACTTTTGTGGATCAAGATTTTCATGTTCTTCCCAAGGTTCGTGCTTTGGAATTCTTTTAACATAAAATGCAAATTCATCATCTTCAAATTCTTTTGCTTCTTCGCCGCCTTCGGCAAGTTCTGGTTGTTCTCCTGTGTACTGGAAAGAATAACTGTTTAGTTTTTGATCATCACCTGGTCCTGAATCAGGCCACGGTGAGCCTGCACCTGTACCGTTTATAGCACCTGAATTTAAAAGTGAACAATTTAGTCTTCCGTTTACTTCTAAATTACTATTAATAAAAGTGTTAGACGATCCCATAGTATGTCTATCTTTTGCGCTATGAGATATACGATTTGCTTCTAGTGCTACAGTATTATCAACCATAGTTCTCATTTCGTTTTTTATAATTGTTAATTTAGCACCTTCGACCCACAAATGTTGGTCAGCCCCTACTCTAGTATACGATTCATTATCAATTCTAATATCTGATCTATTTTCAACATGCATTTTATAATTTTTTGCATGGTGCGTAGTTTTTTCTAAAGAATGCATTTTGATGTCTTTATCAGCAATAATATTAATATCTTCTTTAGCAGCCATATTAATATCTCTGCCTGCATTAAGGTTTAAGTCGTTATCTGTATTAATACTTACACTGTCTTCGGAATAAATTTCTATTTTTCCGTTGGCTGTCATTTCTATCCAACTTTTGCCACTGCCGTGTGAAATGTATATTAAGTCTTCTGAGTTATGCAATAATATTTGATGCCCTGATCTTGTTTTTAATCTTATTAACTCATTTGCTGGTATTTTTTTGTCGCCTGATGTATCTCCAGCGTCAAGATTTGCATATTCCATCTTGTCATCTTTTGCAGGCATTTTTCTAAACAAGCTAGGATCTCCGTCATCCATTACAAAACTAGAACCACCTAATCTATTAAACGGTGCTTGTATTGATGAGCCAATTGTCGGACCGTATTGATGTTTTGGTCCATCAGGATCATGCGGTCCTGGTGTACTCATTCCAAACACCATACTAGGAACTTCTCGTCTTGCGCTTGAAGTAGTAGTACCTCTAATATGATCAGTTTTTAGTCCGCTTTCTTCAAGCTGTTCAAGTTTATTAGGATCAGCAGGTTTTGTAATTTGTGTTACATCTTTGCCGTCGCCGCCTTCAACTAATTTATTATATTCACCAACCGGTAATGCAGCAGCAGTATCTTGATCATTGTAAGTTGTTCCTGCATACCCAGGTGTCATAAAATTCATACCAACATCAGGTACACACCCAATCCAATATGCTTGTGAAAAGTCGCCTTCTGGCATTACAACTATAACTTGTGTACCAATATCAGGCGGAACTGCCCAAAACCCATAACTTTTTTGTGTACTAGCAAAATCACTGTTTTCAGAAAGTCCAGAATAAGGCGTTTGTCCATAAAATGGACTTGCATATTTACATGCAACAGTTTCGCCTTGAAAACTACCTGTTGCAGATTTTCTTAATATCTCAACTTGTATTCCTCCCATGTAAGTTGTATCTAAATGATTAACAACTTTACCGAGAAATATACCTGTAGTATTGCGATTTCTATCTAAATTATCTCTTTTTTCTGTTGCCATTTTATGTTCTTAACCTCTTAACCCATCATCTGGTCCTGGGTTTGTCTCAACACCAATACGGTTTGATTTATTGCCTTTTTGTATTACTTTTCCGTTACCACCGAATAAGAAATTAAGAGCTGCGCCAGCAACACTTTCAATTGAAATGTCTTGATTTCTTTTTCTTGCTAACTCTAGTGTTTGGGTAAACTTTCCATCTTCAAAATTATTTTCTACTTGTATTACAGAATATATTCCACTAAACATGGCAATTGGTAAAAATCCGCCTAAAGGATATTCTACATAACCATCTTTGCCATCGTAATCTATAGGAGTTCTAAAGTTTAAAATTACATAAACTTCGCCGTCCATAGGATTCATACTACCGTCAAGTGTAACTGGTAAAAATGGAAAACTAGGTAATCCTAAATAATTACCTACACCAACATCTGAAATAAAATAAGGATCACCGTGAATTTTTAAATCAACTTTTAACAAGTCATTTGACGAATTAATCATCATATCATTAAAGTATCTTGCTGCACCAGTTTCAGGATCATCAGCACCATTACCTCCGTTTGCACCTTCACGGATTGTATCTGCAGAATCGTCAGCAATTCTACCATTACCTGATGCGGATCCTACATTACCTGCATTGTTACCAGTAGTAGTTGGTGTGTCAGGATCCTTTTTAGTAAATCCTAAAGCACCGCCTAGTCTAGAAAATAACTGCTTTTGTGATCTAGCTGCATCAACTCCGGTATAAAACATTTGATTAAACTTTAATTCAAAATCGATAATATCTTTGTTAACTCCTGTATAGATGTAACTATAAGCCTTTGGTGTTAATAATTGTTTAAGCAACGTTTTACCGAAACTAGTTGCTCCAGGTGCTGAGAAATTAGACTCATCTGACTTGTAGGGCCTAACACGATAAACATATATTTTTGGTGTTTCACCAGTAACTAATCCTTGTAAGAGTCCTCCCGAGTTATACACTTGTGCTTCAATTCTAAACCATCTAACTGCGCCAGTTGCATCAGATCGCATCTCGGAAAAATCTCTAGCATATTGCGAGGTGATAATAACTTCTTCAATTATTTCTGTAATTTTAGAATCTTTTTCAAACGAATATGCATGAGCTTCGGGATCGTATGATATTAGTCCACGTTTTAATCTAGTTGGATCGGTTGGATCTTCAGCAAATGACGGGAGTTGATATGGTGTGCCACCAAAGTTATATGTAGTTCCTGGTTTCAATAATGACGACTTTCCAATATCATTCATGTTAGTTATTGCTTCTGCTTTTAATTTGTCTCCTAACATACTACCTAGAGTAAAAATATTCTGGTTTTCTGCTAATCGTTCTCCGACCCTTGGAGGTACAATTCCTTGGTCGCCAACTAATCCTTGATACCAGTCTTGTATAGTATTTCCTACCGAGTTTAATGAACCTGTTATAGCAGACGCAATTGAACTTACTGCACCTGATATAGCACCTAATAGAGAAGTGTTTGGAAATTGTATAACATATTTGTCTGTCATTCCGCCAAAAGAGCCGTGCTGTCTGGCTTTAACTTGATCATCTGCAATTCTATTCATTTCAGCTGTTAAACTTTTTGGACCAGTTTGTAAAAGTTCTGCAACAGTACGTCCTGTAATTTCTACATCAGCTTTTAACCTTTGTGTTCTATTAGTTAATGCTCTGTCAGTATAAGGAGCAGCCTTTACACTATATACTGCACCTGATTCGTTTACTTCCATGTCAACTTCAACTAATTGTATCGGAAAATGCCTTTGGCTAAAAAATGGTGAAACAACGTTGCCGTCATCGTCGTATCCTATAAATGCTACGCTTAATAAAAAAGGTGCTTCTAAATAGTTTTTGTGTCCAGTTACAAGAGAAGCACTTCTTAAATTGTGAAAAAACTGCCCCATTGAATAAGGTTCAATTACTTTAAAATTAATTTGTGTAGCATTACTATGCCTTGTTTTAGGATTTGGTGCTACTGTATTTTTTATCATAACGTCTTCAATAAAAAATTCTCTTTTTCCATCTAAATCGTATAATGACGGTATAGTTGGTCCTCCGCCGCCGCCGCTTCTAATAATTTTAACTAACGGTCCTAAGGTTCTATAACTTAAAGGAAAATTAAATTCTAAGTTTGTTAAACAGCCTAATGTAAATATCGGAGCATAACTTGCAAACTGATCTAGTTCATTTCTAAAAGGATATACATCAGCACCATAAAGTGCTGTTGCTCCTGCTAAACTAGGATTTTGAAGAAAGTTAAGAGTTTGAGAAACTGTCCCATTATCATTAATAGTTGCTCTATTAGTAGTTCCGGCTGCGCCAACGCCGTTATCTCCAAAGAATATATTATTAGATGTGTTATCTATAAAAGGCATATTAAGCTCCTAGCGTTCTTGCTAACGCATCCCCTTTAGGTAAATAAATTTTAACGCCTGGTATTAAATCGTACACCGGATCTTTTAGTAAATCAATGTTACGTTGTGCAAATACCCACCATAAATTTTTAGTGCCATACAAATCAAATGCAAGCAAATCGGGACGATATGTATATTGAGGTTGCACTTCGTATAAAATATCATCGTCACTTGACGGTATTGGTCTAATTTGTAAAGTATCTAAATAAAGATCGTTTACTATTTCAGTTTTAAACCATGGACTGTTATTTTCGTAGTTTACATCAATCTGTCTCATTAGATAAATCCTTTGTTACCAATATATCCACCATTAACAAATTTGTCTAAACTAAACTTAGTAATAGATTTTCTACTATAAGTAGGTTGTACTTGAACATTGATTGCACTTCTAACCGGAACCCAAGTTCCGTTTTCACCAATATCACATTGAATGTAATCAACATCACTAGGTAAATCTACTGTAAAGTAAGTTACTGTTACAGGTATATTATTAAAAACAAAGTCACCGTATCCATTTAATTTAACAACAGGGGGCGGAGAACCTTGATTACTTGTTTTACCATACGCCATTTTAGTAACACTTCTTAAATAATGTGTTGCTGCAACCCAATACTCAGCTTCTTTTGCATTTTCAACAAAAAACTCGCCAATTATTGTTAAAGAACTCACTTGACTGTTCTTGTAGGCTGGAAACGGATAATTACTATGTGTAGGATGAAGTGCATTGTAGTTAGCAGTATGTTCCATTGTTATTTGAGGTGTAAAAGGAAACATAAATCCGTCTGTTTCTAACAAGGGAGCCATTACAGGACTGTTTTGAAAGTTTGGCGGTAAAGAAAGCCTTACTCTCCAGTCTAAATCTGTTTTTGATCCCCAATTGGCTTGTACAAAGTTTAAATCAGTTGACGAAACAGCACCGACCGGTAAGTCGCCTCTTCTTCTAGCTGATGGATTTGTTACTGCTTCACTCGACTGTGAAACTCCAGAACCAGAAGGGAATGTACTACCATTTAAATTTTCGTTGCTAAAGCTATCTACCATATGCTTCTCCTATACATTATTTAGTTGACAAAATTAACTGCGTATATTATAATAACTTATCAAATCAGGAGATTACTGTGAGGAAACAGAATTATTTAAACAATAAAGATTTATTAAAACAGATACATATTTCAAAATCACAATTTAGCAGCTTTGTTGATCCAGACTATGCACAATATGATATTATTTTGCCTAGTTTAGAAAAGATTAACATAAGAACCATTGCAGAAGCCAAGCGTAACAAAGCAAAACGTTTAGGAGATGCCGATTACCAAGAAAGAAAAGCATCCGGAGAAAGAGTTAAACAAGCAGACTGCGAAGTTGACTACAAAAAAATTACAAAAGAAGAATTAATTTTTCGTATAATGACTTTTGATCACATTCCTGATGAGCCTGGGCGCAAGAAAACACCGAAAACTATTGCAGATACAAAAGTAAAACTAAATTTTCCACCTTTTCAACATTATAAGTTTAATGACGATGACGAATTAGTATGCGTAGGCAAAAGTCACTGGGTTGGCGGCATGGAAAACGGTAGTTTTAGTTTAAAACATGCAAGAGCCACTAACGAATTAGCAAGAATGTGGATGAAACTAGTTGATAGATATGCAACTAGAGGAAATGTGAGAGGATATACTTACAATGATGAGATGAAAGGACAAGCAATCCTTCAATTATCACAAATAGGACTACAATTTGATGAATCCAAATCTAATAACCCCTTTGCTTATTATACCGCTGCTGTTACTAATAGCTTTGTGCGTGTTATTAACTTAGAAAAACGCAATCAAAACATAAGAGATGACATTTTAGAAATGAATGACATGAATCCTTCGTATACTAGACAACATCAAGGCGAATGGGAAGCAGCAGTTGCTCGCGAAAAAGAAGCCGAAGCAAAAAAGTAGTTGACATATTAGTTTTATGATTGTAAACTAGTATTGTTATAATAGAGGATTCTAATTTGTTTAAAAAAGCAGCAGTCTTTACAGATATCCATTTTGGATTGAAAGGTAACAGTCGTGTTCACAACGAAGATTGTGAAGAATTTATCGATTGGTACATTGAACAGGCTAAAAATCATGGATGTGAAACTGGTATATTTTGTGGTGACTGGCATCACAATAGAAACAGCCTAAATCTTACAACAATGGATGCAACAATACGTTGTTTAGAAAAACTAGGCAAAGCATTTGACAAATTTTATATGTTTGTTGGTAATCATGACTTATATTACAAAGACAAACGTGATGTAAGCTCAACTATATTCGGTAAACATATTGAAGGTATCACCTTAGTAGACGAAATCTACGAAGAAGATGATGTAGCACTTGTTCCATGGCTAGTAGGCGACGAGTGGAAGAAAATTGAGAAGATTAAAGCCAAATATATTTTTGGACACTTCGAACTTCCAAGTTTTTATATGAATGCTATGGTCCAAATGCCAGATCACGGAGACTTGCGTCCGCAACATTTTGTAAATCAAGACTATGTGTTTAGCGGACACTTCCATAAACGTCAAGTACAAGGCAAGATTCATTATATTGGTAATGCATTTCCACACAACTATGCAGACGCATGGGATGATGAACGTGGTATGATGATACTAGATAAAGAAAATGGTAAAGAGCCCGAATACTTAAACTGGTGGAATTGCCCAAAATATCGTACAACTACATTAAGCAAGTTATTAGATCCAGATGCAGACATTATTAAACCTAAAATGTATCTGCGTGTTACTATTGATGTGCCAATTTCTTATGAAGAAGCACAATTTATCAAAGAAACATATATTTCGCAAAATAATTGCAGAGAAATTACACTAATTCCACAAAAACAAATCGAAGAGATTACTACTGACTTAGACATTTCGGCATTTGAAAGTGTTGACGAAATAGTATCTAAAGAAATTGCTGCCATCGACAGTGATAACTTTGA